GCCCGGCGAAAAGCGGATGCCGTGGTACAGGAGTGGATGGAGTTGAGGAGTTACGTTCTCTACGTCCTGCGTTGGATGGCGCTGGCCGTTCCGGGGGCTTGGTTTCTGGTGCAGGTACAAAATGTTATTGAAAACACCTATCTGGCGATGGTAATCAGCCAGGGGTTTACGATCCCAACTGCATTGTACCGCAGGACATGGAGCTTACTCTCGTCCATGAACTGCTACATATCCGGCATGCGCCTTACGAACCGGGTGAGAACGCTAACGGCTGGCTTCACGACCAGGCGCTAGATGATACCGCCCGGGCGCTTGTGGCGTTTAAAAGGAATTGTCAGAAAACTTAACATGAAAAATTCCTACACGCCTACAGCCACTTTAGTTACAGCCCCAAATAACACCTTGACAAATTTGACTATTGTGCCTTACCATATAAAATAGCATTATTATCCATACGTCCGGCCGAGCCGGGCGTTTTTATTTGGTGAGCGGTATGGCCGAAAAGCGCAAGAAAAACGAAAGCATCAAAAGGGCGTACAAAAAGTTTCTGTTTGCCCAAAACTACATCTTGCGCGGGATGAATGTCGCCGAGGCGCTTGTCGCTGCTGGTTACAGTCCCAAGAATACAGCCACTGCCTGGGAGTTCCTGAAAGACCCGACGGTCATCAGGTACATGCAGGCGCTCCTCCAGGAGCAACAGGAGAAGCTGGGGGAAATTTACCGGGCTGACAAGGAGAACATCATCAACGAGCTGGTTAAGATAGCCTTTGCCGATCCACGCCGCATCGTCAGAGTAAAGGACGGAAAGCTCCAGGTTATGGATTCGGACGAGATCACCAACATTGAGGCCGCTGCTATTGCCGAGGTTTCCGAGACAAAAAGGGGATTGCGTATCAAATTCCACAGCAAAGTAGACGCCCTGGATAAGCTGGCCAAAATTCTTGGCCTGTATGTCGAAAAGCATGAGCACACCGGGAAGGATGGCGAACCGCTGAACATTATTCTTTCACAATTAAACCAGGAGGTTTTCGGCGGTGGAAATAGTTCTGACGCCTAAACAGGAAGAATTTATTAATGCTGCCGAAGATGAAGTTTTTTACGGAGGAGCGGCCGGTCCGGGAAAAAGTTTCGGCCTCCTTATTTTCTCATTGCTTCGCCGGCAAAGGATACCGTACTCTCACGGCCTTGTTTTGCGGCGTTCTTATCCTGAACTGCAAATGAGCCATATCAGATTATCAAAACAGCTTTTATCAGGCACAGGAACAAAGTACAGTGAGCAGTATAAACGATGGGAATTTCCGAACGGCAGCATCCTTCAGTTTGGGTATGTGGAACGGTTCGATGACCTTTACCGCTACCAGTCGGCTGAATTTGAGGACATTTGTATAGACGAAGCCTCCGAGTTTGAAGAAGAAGAATACACTTTTCTTATGTCCAGGCTTCGCACGACCAAGCCCGGCGTGAAGTGCTTTATGAGGCTTGCCAGTAACCCTGGCAACAGGGGGCACGTTTTTTTAAAGCGCCGCTTTGTTGATGTCGCATGGAATAAACGATATGTCGATCCAGAGACCGGGCTTACGCGCCGCTTTATTCCCGCTACACTTGATGATAATCCTTACATAGATAGGGACGCTTACGAAAGGCGCCTTGCGGCCTTGCCGGAAGATTTGCGCCGCATGTACAGGTATGGCGATTGGAACGTTTTTTCCGGCCAGGTGTTTGAGGAATTCCGGCGGGAAATACACGTAGTGGAGCCGTTTGAAGTTCCTGAGTGGTGGCGTCGGTGGATTGGGAACGACCCGGGTTATGCAGACCATTTTGCCTGGCACTGGTTTACGGCGGACCAGGATGGAAACGTCTACGTTTATCGGGAGTACACCAACCCGGACGGCGAACGGATTCCATATTCTGAGCAGGCCCGGCGGGTGGTGGAGTTGACCGGAAACGAGCGAATAGATTTTGTCGTTACCGGCATGGATGCCTTTAACCAGCACCCCGAGACGGGGAAAAGCATTATTGACTATTACAGGGAGGGCGGCATTAACTGGGGTTTTCTCCGGCCAGTTCACGGCCCGCAGTCGAGAAAATTAAGAGCTGCCACCATGCATGAATATCTTAAACCGTACATTGATGGAAATACCGGGAAACAGACGGCCAGGTTGAAGATATTTGATACGTGCAAAAAACTGATCGAGACTTTACCGGTGTTAACGGCAGACAAGAACGACCCGGAGGTGGTGGCGAAAAGTGGCTTAGACCACTGGTTTTGACTCCTGTACCTACGGGTTATGTGCCTGGCACAGCAGGAATTCTCTCAAGCCGCCGGAGCCAAAGAAGGAGGTCCCCTGGCCGCTGAGGACGGAAGAAGCCGAAAGGAAAGGGGTAAGAGTATGGCTGAAGTGGTGATTGCGTTTATTGCCGTTGGTCTTTTGGGCGCTCTGGTTAGCGGGATTGTCGCTGGAGTTATATACCAAGACAAGATAACCAATGTGGAAATTCGGCTAGAAGAGATAAAAATGACGCTTGAAGAACTGCGGCTGGAGAAGAAAAACCTGCCGCCGCCGGAACATCCGCTTGAAGCGGGTAACGTGGTCCGGTTCACCCAAAACAAGCTTATTCGGGATTGGTGGATTGGCGGGAAAAAGAAGGCTAAAGAGGAGCAGTAAGCGATGGCCGAAAAGAAGGAGAAAATCGACCGCAAAAAACTGGCCGACAAAATAAAACAACGTTTCCTGGCCGGCGTCGCCTACAAGCGCCAGCAGGGTTTCTACGAGAAGTGGGAGGAATACGAGCGCTTCTGGAACGCCGAGCAGTGGCCGGAGGTAACGCCGGATACCGAGACATTGCCCAGGCCAGTGACGAACCATTTCGCCAGCATCATTGAGCGCAAAGTTTCCGCCTTATTGATGGAAACGCCGGAGATTTACTTCGAGCCAAAGGACTGCGATCCAGAAACAACGGACGCGGACGAGGCGGCGGACCTGCTTACCAAGGTTGCCAAACAGCAGGCGGAAAACTTAGGCGGGAACGATGAGGACGTTACGCTTGAGGAGTTGAACGAAGAGGTTGCCAGGAGCGCCGCTTTGTTCGGCACCGGCGTTTGGTGCTTCACCTGGGACAACAGCGTTACCGGCGGAATCCCAGGAAATACTGCATGGGTAGGCAACATAGTCGGGCAGGAGATCGACCCGACGAATTTTTTCCCCGGCAATCCAACCGACCCCAGGATACAGACCCAGCCCTGGATTATAGTTGCCGAGCGCAGGCCGCTACAGGAGGTTAAGGACTTTTATCGACAGTACGCTCCTGATGTTGTTGACCTCCTGCAGCCAGAGAGGACGGCCGGAGACACGCAGGTTTACGAGCATGAGAAAGTCGAGCAAGAGATGGTTGACCCGGTTAATATACTTCACCATTTTGAGCGGGTAATTGATTCGGAAACCGGTAAAAAGAAGCTTGGTTACGCAGTTGAGTGCCAGGGTCACGTGCTACGCTACGAAGAAGAGCTGTATAAACACAGCCTCTATCCGTTCGTGGCCTTCCGCTGGTATCCCCGGAAGAAAAGCGCCTGGGGCAAGCCGGAGAGCGCGGACCTCATCAGCAACCAGAAGGAAATCAACCGGGTAGACGCGATCATGCTCCTTTCCGGCTACACCACAGGGATGCCGCATATTCGCTACAAAGACCAGTTTGTGGACGCCAGGGATATTACCAACGACCCCGGCACGCTGATTAAAGACAACTCGCCGCTTGGGGCCTGGGCGGTTGACTATATGAATCCGCCGCCGATGCCGGCCTACCCCGCCAATATGCGCGACAAACTCGCCGCTGAAATGAAGGACGTTTCCGGGACACACGAGGCGTGGTCTGGCAAGGCTCCTTCGGCGGACTTAAATGCTTCCGCAATCATTGCCCTACAAGAAGCTGCCGGAATCCCGATGCGTCAGATACAGAAGCGTTTTTACCGGGCGCTGCGGGAAATCGGCGTCTTGTGGCTGGCATTCTGGAAGGAGTTTTACACCGAGGCGAGGCTGATTAAGATCACCGGGCCGGACAACCAGGTGAGTTATGCTTGGTTCAGGGGAACTGATTACGCCGACATGAAGTTTGACGTGAAAGTGAAGGCCGGGGCCGCTTCGCCATACTCCCGCGCCCTGCTCATGGCGAACCTGGATAAAATGCTGGACAAAGGCGTTATCAACCAGGAGGAATACCTGGAGATGCTGCCCGCTGATGTATTCCCTAAGGCGCAGCAAATACTGCAGAAGAGACAACAGGCACAGCAACAGGCGATTGCCATGCAACAGATGATGGCGCAGTTAGGGGCGGCACAGCAACAGGGAGGACAGGCGGCTCCGGGAATGCAGCCTTCGGTGCCGTTTAACCCGGAGGTCTTGGGTGCCCCGGTGAACAACCTGGTGAGGTGAGCAGGAAATAATGCCTGCCAGCGTGGTATAAAAGCGAGTTTAAGCGAGCGCAGGGCGGCGCGAAAGGCTTACGAACAGGCCAGGAAGACCAGTAAGCCGGGGGAAGGGAAGAGGTTTGCGGCGCTGGTGGAGAGCGCAAGGGCCAGCGGGGCCAGCAATCCCGAAGCCGTTGCCGCCAGCATCGGAATAAAAAAGTACGGCAAAAAGCGCATGGCTGAAATGGCCGCTGCCGGGCGGAAGAGGAAGAAGGGGTAGACATGCCATACAAGAGCAAAGCCCAGATGAGAGCATTTTTCGCAATGGAAAAAAGAGGGGAGTTACCCAAAGGCACGGCGGAGCGTTGGGCTAAAGAAACGCCAAACCTGAAGCGACTGCCAGAGCGAGTGCGAAAGAAAAAGAGAAAGTAGCTGCTCCATCACGGAGCAGTTTTTATTTCACCATAAGGAGGTTTTCATCTTATGCCTGAAGACTTTGCGGGCGTCGAATCAGCTCCCGTCGCCGGGGAGCAACAGGCACAACAAGAGGATCAGACTGGTTTAGATTTCTCCTTCCTCGAAGAAGAACAAACGGGCGTAGAAGAGCCTGCTGCCGCCGGGCAGGAAGAGGAACAGGGAGAAGACCGGGTAGAGCAGGCGTTTGCGAAGCGGCTTGCTCAGGAAAGGGAAAAGATCAGGCAGGAACTGGAGCAGGAGTTTAAACAGCGTTACCAGCCGCCGACGTACCAGCCACCGGTGCAACCGACGGGGCCGCCGCAACCGAGCCTGGAAGAAAGGGCGGCAAAGCTGGCCGAGGAGTGGATGATCACTCCAGAGGCAGCGAAAGCCTTCATCCTCCAGGAAGAGAGGATGAAGAACCTGACCACCAAGCTCTTTGTAACGGAAGATAACATCGCAAAAGCCGAAGCAAAGGCCGCAATAGAAAGACAACGTGCAAGTAATCCGCACCTGCCGCCCTTCAACGAGCAAGAAATACTTAATATCCGTCTAAGGCACTACAACCAGTACGGCGTGATGCCGACCTGGGAAGACGCCTACAAAATGTATGTCGCCGATGCCGTAACGAAAGGAGAAATTAACAAAAATATTGAACAGCAGGTAATTTCCCGGATTACCGGGCGTAATAAAGTTAACGTCCAGGTCGGGAGGGCCGAACAACCGCAGAAGCGGAGTGTTTGGGACCTGTCCGATGATGAGTTTGAGAAAGTTAAGGAAAAAGCGAAACGTGGTGAGCTAAAAAAAACTTAACAACGAACTGCCATAGGAGTAGGAGGATGATAACATGCCTGTTCAGACATATGGTGGCCTAACGGCCGAGCAAAAGACGTTCTATGACCGCACGCTATTAAGCAGACTAGCTCCTAATGTAGTTTTCCTGCAACACGGGCAGAAGAGGCCCATCCCGAAGCGCGAGGGTGCGACGGTGAATTTCCGGCGGTTCAATTCCCTGCCAGTGATCACCACTTCACTGACCGAGGGCACTCCCCCGGCTGGAAGCTCCCTCGATATCACCACGATCACGGCAACAGTTGCCGGCTATGGCGATTTTGTGTTGCTGAGCGACCTCCTGGATATGGCCGGGATTGACCCGGTTGCCACTGAAACCTTAGAGGCGCAGGGCGAGCAGGCCGCTGTTTCTCTCGATACCATCGTTCGTAACGTTGTGGCCGCAGGGACCAACGTGCTCTATGCCGAGGGGACGGCCCGGAACCAGATTACTTCCAGTGGCATACTGACTTCCCTGCTCTGCCGCAAGGCCCGGAAGATTCTGGCCCGGAACAACGTGAAGCCCTACGCGAACAACAACTACATTGCGTTTATTCACCCCGACAGCGCGTACGATCTTATGGGCGACAGCGCCTGGGTGAACGCCTCCCAGTACGCTGGTTCGACCCAGATCTTCAACGGCGAGTTGGGCAAGCTGTACGGCATCCGGTTCATTGAGACCACCCTGGCGCCGATTTGGACTGGTGCTGGTAGCGGCGGAATTGACGTGTATGGGACCATCGTTATCGGTAAAGACGCTTACGGCATTCCCAATATTGCCGGGAGCAGCAAGCCGGAAAGTATCGTCAAGCCGCTCGGTTCTGCCGGAACTGCGGACCCGTTAAACCAGCAGTCAAGCGTCGGTTGCACCTTGAACAACTAACCAGCCGACGTAAAACCTCTCCTGAATAACGGGAAAGTCTACGGCCTTTGGCTATGGTGACCCGAGGCAAGCAGGCAAAAAGCCGTGCAGCCGCAGAGACTGAGCGGAGAGGCACCCAACAGGGTGAAGCGACAGTCCGACCTCACGGGAAACCGTGAGAGGGCGGCGGAAACGACCGCCCCGCCTGGTTAATTAAGCCAGGTCATCAAGTAACAGAGGTGTGGAAAGCTTACTTGACTGCTGTGCGGTTACAAGAGTTGGCGATTTTACGGATTGAGCATGCAGTTAGTAGTTAAGGCTGGTTATTGAAGCCGACTTTATATTGCATACAAGGTGGAACATGTCGGCTGATGATAGCCAGCAGTTTTTTGCTTTGTGATGCATTAATTCTCAATGCAAAGGTGGTTTCTCTTCCGGGTTTTAGACGGGGTTCAATTTTGGTTTCAATTCCCCATCGCTCGGAGAACCACCTTTGCATGAGACAATGTTCTTCGTAGCTAAAGCCCATGGTACAAAAAACGATTGTTCCATAACGTTTATTAAGCGAACCATCATCCATGTACCAAACGGCAAGGGCAACGTCATCTATTTGGTCTAACCATTCTTTTGAAAGCGTTTTCCTGCCGTTTACGTAACAAAAATCTCTAAGAGACTTAAACCATGGGTGAGCAATGGATGAGTAGGAATAACAACCTAACTTGCTAAAAGGAGTGTTGTCGGGACTCCTTGGTGGATCGTACCGTCGGCGATCAATCATAAAAGGCATCAACTGTTCTTTTTTCCATTCAAGGTAATCCAATTGTTTTCTGCCGTGCGAGATTATGAAAAAGCCTTGTGGATTAACGTAGCCATCGCCAAGTAAAGAACCAAGAACTATCGACTTCTGGCGGTCTGTAATTGGGGTGTGGCGTGCTTCGTAATGGGGCTTAAAATCTACCGGGATGTTCCATTGCCGGCAATAGGCGTAAATGTTAGACCAACCACCTTCGCTATAGCCTAGTTTTTCGGCTACTTCATATGGTGATAAACGTTG